CGTAGTGCCGCTTTAAGAAAACATTCGCCTAATTGTGGCTGAAGGGAATCCTCCATTATTCTGGATTGGAATAAGACAAGTATTCAGAGATCCTGTGGCTGCAGGACATTCAATGAAATACTTAGCTGAAGCTCCAATGGTAGTTGCTGATCCTCCGACATTAGGAATCAAATAGGATCCCGTCATGATCTGAGCGTTGATCAGCAAACCATTCGTGATTGTTCCTGTCGCAGGAGCATTCCAACCTGCTACGTTGGTATCTCCTGTCCACCACAGATCTATCATATACCTCATAGGAGTAGAAGTAAGAGGTATACTCATAGAATTGGTCGTAAAAGTAATACCAAGAATATTATTCTGAGGAAGTGGGAATAAAGATCCCAATGGACCGAACGGAGTCGCTGCTGTAAATGATCCAGAAACAAGATTATTGGTGTTAAAATGCGACCAACCTGAATCAACATATGATGCAGGACCAACAGATGGAATCTTTGGTTTAAGAAGAGAAATTTGATATGTAACCCACAATTCTCCGAGATTCACAGGTGCTCCGGCACTTCCCAAAGGAATTCCCTGAGAAGCAATCTGGAAATCTCCCATATCGTAGGTTTTAATATCTTCTCCTGTAGGAACAGCTGAAGGGCGAACATAAAGTTCACTCAATACAGTCTGATTCCTAGCACATTCAATTGGATGAAGAACAGACAGAGAAGGTTTGCACGATTGAGCAAACTGATAATTCTCCATCTGTTGCTTAGAATTGAATGGAGCTGATCCTGCATTGTATTCAGTAGCCAGAATAATGGATCCAATAGAACCATTCTGAGTCACTACTGCATCAGAATACAATGATTTGAACTCAAAAACCATACCATCAACACGGTATTGTTCAAATTTACCTGCTAAAGAAGCTAGCCAAGGAAAAGTTGTTGCTTGGCCAGGATTAATAGGAAATATCTGGTTCAGGAACGGAGAAGGAGTACTAGCTGTACCAGCAGAAGAGTAAATATCAGTGATATACTCTCTATGACGAATAATAAACTCCTTTCCTTGGTTAATCACCTGAGGAGGACCATTGGTCTCAGTTAGGACATTATGCTTGACATGGTAATCTCCGAATCCAGTGATTGCATGCAATGCACTGTGTGCTAGGTTTCCCAAAGCACCTCCAACTAATGATCCAGCTGGTCCAAATACTGAGCCTATAGCAGAGCCAATGGTTTTTCCTGCACCAGGATATCTCATCGATGACTTCTGTTTTCTTCTGGCAACTTTGTAGTCACCAGAACCAGTTACAACAGCTGGTCTACGAGCTGCATATCTGTAATACTTTTTGGCGGGAGCCGAGGCTGTCTTCTTCCTTCCTGACATTTCGTATAATCTATATGGTAAGAATTTTTTATAATAAATTCCCCATCTAGTATATACTCACTCACTCACTCACTCACTCACATATAAGTTGTTTAAATAAATTCTAAGTATAGATTATTAAAACGCACTTATGGCCTCTACTAAAAAGTTTAGATTTCAGAACACCTCTGCTTTGCTCACTTACAAAACTCATCTAGATAAGAAAGCTTATCTAGAATGGTTTGAGAAACAAGCAAAACAGACACCGGTGTTCATTCGGTTGGCACACGAAACAGGAAGTCACGATGAGGGAGAACCTGATTATGACCACACACATGTTGTGTTCAAATGCAAGTCTCGTATCGATACTACGAGTCAACGCTTCTTTGACTTCAACGCAATACACCCCCATATTAAGGTCCTCAAAACGAATAAATCGATTGATGACGCTAAAAAATATATTGCTAAAGAAGACAAAGATAACGAAGACCTCCTAGTATCTGATACGTCCAATTTCATCGAGGGAGTTTGGAGTAAAAATACTATACAAGAAGCCTTGTTAGATTTTGTAAAAAAACCCTCTGATGTAGCAGGTATTATTCAGTTATACGGGTTAAAGAAAAACCCTACTCAAATTCATGAAGAGGATATTCCCAGACACGCCTGGCAAATCGCTCTTATGAAAGAAACTGAAAAACCTCCTACAAAAAAACAACGCAGACAAATTATTTGGGTAGTAGATCGTGTTGGAAACACTGGCAAATCACAACTTGCTAAGTATATGATTATGAGTGACCCCAAAAAATGGTTTGTCTGTAAAGACCTTGGCACATCCCGTGATAGTTCAACTATCATACAATTTGCTATAGCAAAAGGATGGGAAGGCCATGGCGTGATAATAGACTTACCAAGATCTGCTGAAAACCATGATCGTATGTATTCCTATATTGAGGAAATCAAAGATGGTTTTGTCACATCACAAAAATACCAAGGTTGTACGAGTACGTTCAATAAGCCACACTTAATAGTGTTTGCTAATTGGGAACCTAACTATACACGCTTGTCTTATGATAGATGGGACATGCGCAGATTGGAAGTTAAAGGCAAAACTATCACAATGGAAAGTTTTATTCCAACTATTTTAAAAAAAAAAAGATTGGAATATCACGCCTTCGATTATCAATCTCAACCAGATGAAGATCATCTACATGGATACATATGCAAAGAGCTCATGGATGATCTCATTGGCGAAGAAATGCTAAATGAGCATGATCCAGGTTGCGTTGATGAAATTGAAGCCACTGACAGTGAAGTAGACGACACTCCCGATGACACACCAGAAGATGTCTATGATATCGACTTCGATGATCTACTTGTGTCAGATGACTTAGAATAATTTTTGTATAATTAAAAATTCTATAAAAATAATTCCGTTCGCATTATGCAGGACAGCGCAATACTCGACGCTACGGCTTAGATAATGCATCGGATATCTCCGGCAGTCGATAGCATGATACAAGATCATGCATCGAACGCCTACGATGACCGATAGCATCATCAGCCTACGATCATCGTATTGCTGCTTCTGTCACTACATAATGCTCTCTCTTAGAAAATGTTTGACACATATAACTTCTAAGAGAACGCTTCCAAGAGAACGCCAGCTACGCTTTCCACTATTCGCTATATATGCTTGGTGGCGCTATGCTCGAACGATTGGAGTTGTTTTCGCTCCCACTAACCGCGTACGTTGCAGACAAGCTGCATACGTCGCTCACGTTCCGCTCAAAGCTCCAACCTTCATCACATAGCTGCTTCCACACATCGCATATATAGCGGCTCCAAGCTGCTGGCTGCGGCACTAACATTACACATA